AAGTGGGACCAAAGGTTTGATTGCATTATTAAGGAGTGGGTCTGATGGCAACCGGTAGTCGTACGCTTAAGTTATCAATCCTTGCTGATGTCGATGATCTTAAGAAAAAATTAGGTGAAGCCGATAACGCTGTTGAAAGCAATTCAAGCAAAATTTCAGAGTTTGGCAAGAAAGCTGCTGCTGCTTTCGCTATTGCAGCTGCTGCTGCTGTTGCCTATGGCTCTAAATTAGCCATTGATGGGGTCAAAGCGGCAATAGAGGATGAACAAGCACAATTAAGGTTGGCTGCTGCATTAAAGAGCGCCACAGGGGCAACAGAAGGTCAAATTCAGGCTACTGAGGATTACATCTTAAAGACATCCTTAGCAACAGGCGTGGCTGATGAACAATTACGACCAGCATTCCAGCGTTTAGCCGTATCAACAAAAGATGTTGATGAAGCACAAAAACTATTAAACCTATCTTTAGATATTGCCAAAGGTCGAGGATTAGATCTTGAACAAGTAGCAAATGCTCTTGGGAGGGCTCAGGATGGCAATACAACAGCTTTGGGCAGACTAGGTTTAGGTTTATCAAAAGCAGAATTATCTACTCTTACATTTACAGAGGTTCAACAAAAATTATCTGATCTTTATGGTGGTGCAGCAGCTGCCAATGCTGAAACTTTTCAAGGCAAGATTGATCGTTTAAAAGTAGGATTTGATGAAGCTAAAGAAGCATTAGGCGTTGCCTTACTTCCACAGGTTGAACGATTTATTGGATTCTTAAATGAAACAGGTATTCCAACACTCAATGCATTTATTGCGGGATTAACTGGCGATCAAGGATTAAGTGCTGGTTTGCAACAAAGTCAAAAAGGTGCTGAAACATTTGGTAAAGTTATTGCTGGGGTGGCTGGCATAATTTCAGGATTTATTACATTTATCAGAGAAGCAATTGGTTTATTAACTGAATTTGCAAATCAAGCAATCAGATTAATTAATATTATCAAGCCGGGAGCAGATATTGGCTACATTCCAAATATTTCCCCAAACGATGCTGCCTTAGGATTTACTGGTGCAAAATCAGCACAAACAAATCCCCTATCATCTTTGGGTGTTAATCCAACTGTTGTCAATAATATAACTGTTCAATCAATTGATTCTGAAGGTGCTGCAAGAGCCGTTGCAAAAGTATTAAATCAAAGCGCATCAAGATCAGTTCCACAGCTGTATAACTCAGGCATTAGAGGCGATTAATGACAGTCTGGACACCTGACTGGAAACTAACTGTTGCAGGAACTGAATACACAAATTTAACAATCAGCGACATAACTCATCAAGCAGGTCGAGATGATATTTATACCCAACCAAACCCATCTTATCTGCAATGCACAATTTTGGCTTTGTCTGGACAAACCTTTCCATTTGACATAAATGACAGTTTAAGTTTGCAAGTTAAAAACAGCGCAGGAACATATGTGAATTTATTTGGTGGGGATATTACTGACATTACTGTTGAAGTGGGTGCAACGGGTTCAATTGCAACTGTTGTTGAATACACAATTCTTGCAATGGGATCTTTGGTTAAATTAGCAAAAGAAATCTACAATGGAACAATATCTCAAGATGAGGATGGCAACCAGATTTATGATTTACTTTCAAGCGTATTGCTTGGGGCTTGGAATGATGTGCCAGCAGCTTCTACTTGGGCAGGATATTCTGCAACTGAAACTTGGGCTACTGCATTAAATCTTGGATTAGGTGAGATCGATCAGCCAGGGCTTTACACAATGGAGAATCGAGATGCTTCTCCTGATACTGTTTATAACATTGCTTCTCAAATTGCAAACAGCGCATTTGGATACATATATGAAGACAATGAAGGAAACATTGGATACGCCGATGCTGACCACCGCCAAACCTATTTGATAGCCAATGGTTATGTTGATCTATCTGCCAACAATGCAATTGGTTCAGGATTGCGCACAACTACAAAAGCAGCTGATATTCGCAATGACATCTTTATTAATTATGGCAATAATTTTGGTTCACAAAAAACTGCAACATCCGCTTCCTCAATTGCCCTTTATGGCTACAAGTCTGAAAGTATCCAATCAGTAATTCATTCAGCCGTAGATGCTCAAGAGGTTGCCGATCGATACATTAGCCTTCGAGCCTTCCCACAACCAATCTTTGACAGCATTACCTTTCCAATTACAAATCCAGAAATTGATAACTCAGATCGAGATAATTTATTAAATGTATTTATGGGAATGCCCTTAAACATTGCAGATCTACCAGCGCAGATAAGTAATGGCGAGTTTTCAGGTTATGTTGAGGGATGGCGTTGGAGCACTAGATTCAATGAATTGTTCCTGACCATCAACCTTTCGCCGGTCAGCTTTAGCCAAGTGGCTATGAGATGGAATTCTGTGCCTGTGGGCGAGCGTTGGAACACTTTAAGCCCAACTTTGACATGGGAATACGCTACAATCGTAGCCTGATAATAGGAGAAAAATGGCAACTACTACAAACTATGGCTGGACAACGCCTGACGATACAGCATTGGTCAAGGATGGCGCATCTGCGATCCGATCACTTGGCACTTCTGTTGATACTACAACCAAAAACTTAAACCCTTCCACAACTCTTGGCGATATTGAATATCGTTCATCAACGGCAAACACAAACACAAGACTTGCAATTGGATCAACTGGAAATGTTTTAACAGTAGTTGGAGGAGTTCCTGCTTGGGCTGCTCCTGCTGGTGGTGGAAAAGTTTTGCAAGTGGTTCAAGGAACTTATTCAACTCTTACAACAGTTGCAAGCACCTCATATACCGACACAGGATTGAGTGCGACAATTACTCCATCAAGTAGTTCATCGAAAGTTTTAATTTTGGTAAATCAAATTTATCAATCAATTCGCAGTAATAATCAATCAACTGCTGCTGCTAGAATTTTAAGAGGTTCGACAGTAGTGTTTCAGCCTGGTGATCGAAGCATTGGAAACAATTATATCAATGGTGCAAGCAGCGCAAGCATTGGCGGAGTTTATGCTTTCACTTATTTAGATAGTCCATCTACGACATCTGCCACAACATACAAAACTCAAGGTGCTGCTGGTGATACAAGCAGCGACGGAATGGTTAGATTCCAATTAGAAAGTTCAACTTCAGTAATGACATTAATAGAAATTGGTGCATAATGAACGATTATTTATTCAAAGCGATTCGTAGATTAAAACCAAACTCAGAATTTTCATTTACCGAGGACGATTACTCAACTATCAAATGGGATGTTTTAGACGGCGATGCGCCAACTCAAAAAGAGATTGATGACACAATAAAAGCAATTAAGGCTGAGGAAGCAAATAAAGTTAAATCTACCGCAACAGCAAAATCTGCATTGCTAGAAAAATTGGGCATTACCGAGGATGAAGCAAAACTCCTCCTTGCGTAATGAAACCTTACCTATCTAAAGCTGCCGTTCAACTCCGGGAACAAATTGATGATTCATTCCCAGATCGCAGCCGTAAAAGTGATGGTTGGATAGCCTCAGCACAACATCAAATGCGATCAAAGGTTTCGGATCATAACCCGTTGCCTTCGGGTGAAGTTTGTGCTATCGACATAACAGCAGATCTTGGTGCAGCTGAAGGAATATCTGCCTACCTTGCTGATCAAATCCGCATTGCTGGCAAAACAGATAAGCGAATCAAATATGTTATTCATAATCATCATATTGCCAGCAAACTATTAAACTGGCGTTGGCGTAAATACAAAGGCATTAATCCTCACACCAAACATATTCATATTTCATTTCATCCAAAACAAACAGGAGAGTTCTTTAACATCCCACTACTAGGAGGCAATGAATGAAACTATCAAACAAACACAAGGCTGCAATTAAGTCATATTTAAGAGCTGTGGCTGCTTCCGGCATAACTGTCCTTTTGGCAATTGTTGCTGACATCCGTCCAGAGTTTGCAATCTTGGCTGGTGCGTTAGTTGCACCTATTGCCAAAGCATTAGATCCAAAGTCCGGCAAAGAAGCTGATTATGGAA